GGAAATTAAAGAACAAGAACAAAAAATGGTAGAATTTTATAAGAAAAAAGAAGGAGCAACCATTATTAAGGATACACTTGACAAAGGCCAAGCAGATGATTTAATCTGATATATAGGAGGAAATGAAATATGAAAGAACCGTTTGATAGCTTTGACGAATTTGATGAACAAATTCCTGTAAAACGACTCAATGTTGTTAAATATTCATCACCAAAACCGAAAACTACTAAACCAAAAGCTCCTGCAAAGACAACTACTATGAAATCCAAGAAAAAGGGGAAATAATTATGACATGCAAAGGTAAGAAAAAAGGTAAGTAAGTACTACCAAAAGAAATTAAGGGGAGGTAATTTTTATGGTTTTTTGTACAAGTGCTAGTAAATTTAAAGTATCAAAGGAACTTATTGATAAATTAGAAGATATTTCTGATAAACAACCTCAATATGTTCAATTACAATTTGATTTTATGAAAGATTTTGAAAATGGCAGAGATAGAAGAAACGATTCAACTGCCATATAAATTTACGCCCAGGGAATATCAGTACCCTTTTCTGCGTTATTTTGACAAAACTCCTTCTAGGCAAAGAGCATTCTTACTTGCTCACAGACGTACCGGAAAGGATTTGTTAGCATGGAATAATTTAATTAAAGAATCACAAAAACGTGTTGGAACATACTGGCATGTTCTCCCACTGTTGAATCAGGCGAGGAAAATCATTTGGACTGGTAGCACAAAAGACGGCATACCTTTCCTTGATTTTATACCTCCTCCTTTGATAAAGTCAAAGAGAGATGACGACATGTCTATCAGGTTGAAGAATGGCTCGCTGATTCAATTGGTGGGTGCTGATAGATTTGATTCACTGGTTGGGGCGAACCCTGTTGGAATTAATTTTTCAGAATTTGCACTTATGAAACCTGCTATTTGGGATTATTTATCACCAATTCTAAATGAAAATGACGGATGGGCATGCTTCATTACAACTCCTCGTGGACGTAATCATGCATTTGATTTATTTAAATCTATGGTTAATGCAAAAAAAAATGGAGCAAATTATTTTGTTCAAGTACTTACCGTAGATGATACACAAAAAACTTTAACTGATATTAAAGGAAATCCTATTTTAGATGAGCATGGACAGCGCATCCTTGTTCCTGTTATACCACCTGAAGCTATTCAAGAACAACGTGATTTAAATGTCCCTGAAGAACGTATTCAACAAGAATATTATTGTTCATTTGAAGCAGGTCTTGTTGGTTCATATTATGGCCAAGCTATGCGTAAATTAGAATCAGAAGGTCGTTCGATGCCAAATAAAAAATTGTGGGACCCAAAACAACCTGTCTATACTGCGTGGGATTTAGGTATTTCCGATTCTATGGCTATCTGGTATTTTCAATATGACCAAACTAATTCTAAAGTAAATGTAATTGAATATAATGAGTTTGCAGAAAAATCATTAGCTGAATGTTGCTGCTTAATGCGTGCTGATTTCAAACCATTACGAGAAGAATTTGGATGGGAGGACCATGAAATAAGCAAAGCTATTTTGCAGTTTGGTCATCATAAAGAATATATATTTGCGCAGCGACAATTTGGTCCACATGATATAACAACTCGTGACGTTGCTACAGGTGTAACCCGTAAATCAGTAGCAAAGAAATATGGTGTCACTTTCCGTGCAATTCCTAAAACAGATGTATCAGAAGGTATTGACCTTGTTCGTAGAATGTTGTTAAAAGTCACGTTTGATGGTTCTCGTTGTTTACAAGGTATCAGAGCATTAAAAGAATACCATAAAGATTGGGATGAAAAAAACCAGCAATTTAAAGACACACCTTGTCACGATTGGTCATCTCATGGTGCCGATGCATTTCGTTATTTATGTCAGGCTATTATAGCTTTCATAGATAATCGTGCTGCCACTGTATCACAATTATTACCGGAAGCAGACCATAACTATAATCCTTTACGAGAACGTGCTATTAAATTAGAAATGGCAGAACTTCGTAGGATGAAATCAAAAATAGGAAAACGGTCAAAAGATAAATTAAAAAATAGCCAAGCACAATATGCAAAATTAGATTATGATGTATTTAAATTTTAAGATACTTGCATTAGCTTTTGTTATAGTTTATTATGAAAATATAGTATAGATATCTAAAAGGAATTTAAATATGGCGATTATTGGTAGTGCAATAGCAAGTGCTGTAGGTGGTATAATGGCAGGTATCGGAGGAGCAGGGGCAGCTACAGGAGCAGGGGCAGCAGCCGGTACAGCAGCCGGTACAGCAGCTACCGCAGCAACGACAGCTACAACTGCAGCAACGACAGCTACAACTGCAGCTACCGCAGCTACTACAGCAGGTACAACAGCAGGAACTAGCGCAATAGGAGCAACAGGTGCTACTGCAGCAACAGGTGCATCAAGTGGAGTAGTAACCGGAGGAGCAGCCGGAATAGGAAGTGCAGCTACAGGTGCAACTGGTGCTACAGGTGCAACTAGTGCCACAGCAGCAACAGGAACTACAGCAGGTACAACAACAGGTGCTTCAGTGGGAGGAACAAGCGGAGCTACTACAGGCTCTATTAAAACATCTTTATTAAATTTTGCTAAACAAGCAGGAAATTTTGCTAAAGGTGTAGGAAAGAGCATGGCTAAAGGTGCAGCTACTGGAGGACTTATACAAGGTGGTATGACAGCTTTGCAAGGAGGAGATATAGGAGATATAACTGAAGCAGCAGCAAAAGGTGCAGCAGAAGGTGCTGCAACAGGTGCTGTTACAGGAGCAGCAGGACAAATGGTTGGCGCTGCTAAAGCAGGTAGTACAACTGCCGGAAAAGCGGCAATGGCTAATGCAGGAAATGCAAATGCTCCAGTACCAAAAGGTATGAAACAAGTAGGATATTCTGGACAACTACCTTCCGTTGGAGGATTAACTCCTAAACCTCAATATGTATCTTTAAGTACAGGAGAAAAAATATCGGGTGCTTTAAAAACAGGATTAATAAATACTGGTTCAGCTATTAAAAATAATGCAGGAAAAATAATGACACAAGGTGTTCTTCAAGGTGGTTTATCTTTAATTACAGCAGGTATGGGTGCTAAAACAGCAAAGCAAGCTAATGAAATACAACACCAATCTTTATTGTTTCAACAACAAACTTATCAGGAACAAAAAGAAAAGCAAGATAAAAAAGAAGCTCAACTTAAAGAAGATGCATGGAGCGCTTATTCTTCAGCTAATTCTTTTGGTGAAAGCTTATACGGTAACGGAACTAATAGTTTATTATTTACAAAAGATTATAGAACTAATCCTACCGGAAACTTTAGTATCTTATCAGGAAATACAGCAAAATTGACAGATTATACATAAGGAGAAAATTATGGGTGGCGGTTCAAAACATGCTAAAATGGCTAATATGATAGCTATGATGCAATTAGCAGAACAACAAAGACAGTATAATGAACAAAAAGCAAAAGAAGAAGCTAAGAAAAAAGCAGCACAATCTAATGCAGCAGGTTCTCGTAGAAGTGCTAATATGGCTTATTCTAATAATTTTAATCAGGCTACCGATTTTACAACGGGACAAACTGGTACAGGATATTCTTTGTTAACAGCAGGGGGTACTCCTTCTGTAATAGGAACTTTGCTTGGTGGCGACCAACAAAACACAACATTAGGATAATAAAATGGCAGATGACATAACTAAATTGCAAATGGAAAGGCAGCCTAAACAATTTGCCTTTCAGCAAAAAAATGATATGTTTAATAAACCTCCTCGTAACCAAAAAGAATTAGCAAAGATGTTAGAGCAAGATGAAAAAGCTAGACAGCTTTTTAAACGCTTTAATGAAGCTAAAAATAAAAGAGAATCTTATCTTCAAATTTGGCAGGAGGTATCAAGCTATGTGCTTCCGTACCGTGGTGGCTTTTATGATATAGCACCTAATACTGGTGCTATATCGTTATATGATAGGCATGTAGAAATATATGATGATACGGCAACTAATGCTTTAACTAAAGCTGCTTCCGCTTTATATTCATATACTGCTAATCCGGCAACACAATGGTTTAATTTTAAATTAACTACTTTGCCTAATACAAAGAAGAAACCACCTGAAAACATGACTATTAATTCCTTAATGCAAAGTTATGATATTAAGAATTATTTAGAAACTATTTCTAAAATTACTTGTTCTTATATTAATGAACATATATCAAGTCCTTATCACGGTTTTTGTCAGGAATTAATTGCTTATTCTATTTCAGGATTTTTAGTATTAGAAGATTTTTCAGAACAAGTTTTAAATATACAACCTGTTTCAGCAAAAGATATTTTTGTTTTAAATAATGTATATGGGGGCATTGGAGAAGTTTATCGTACCGTTATTCTTACTAATGAACAAGCTGTTCAAATGTTTGGTAATGCTGTAGGGCCACAAATACTTAATGATGTTACAAACAATCCTCTTAAAGAAAGAGTATTTGTTCATGCTGTATTGCCACGTCAAGTATATGACCCTAAATCAAAAGATAAGTTAAATATGCCAATAGCATCTTATTGGTTAGATTATCAAAGTAGAAAATTAATTTTAGAATCAGGATATGAAGAATTTCCATATTGTATAGGTCGTATAAATGTACCGGCAGGATATACTTATGGTTTTTCTCCTGCTATGAATTTACGACATACAATTAAATCTTTAAATAAACTTGCTAAACAAAAGTTAAATGCAGGAGATTTAGCATTACATCCTGCTATGAATGTACCGATTGATACTTATATCAATCCTTTATCTATGAAACCTGCTGCATTAAACTATCATGAAATGGATGCTCAACGTGTAGCAGAACCAATGCATACTATTGGTAACTTTGAAATAAATATAGAAACTATTAAAGATGCACGTGAACAAGTACGTCAAGGTTTGATGATTGACTTAATTGAACAAACTGATAAAGATAATACTTATCAAGCTATGCAAGAACAATTGCTTCAATTAAAATTAATGTCACCTTGGCAGGGTAGCTTAGAAAAAGATGCTCTTAAACCTTTAGCTATTAGAGTGTTTAGAATACTTCAACGTAGAGGTGGTATATTACCTGAACCTCCTGAAGAATTGAAAGAAGCATTTAATTCAGGATTTGGTTTAACTATGGATTTTGAAAGTCCTCTTGCGAAGGCACAAAGACACTTTGATGTGTCAGCAATAGAAAGGTCTTTAGCTTTCGGAGCACAATTAGCACAAGTTGGTGGTATGGATATTCTTAATGTTGAGAAAGCAATGAGATTATATACTTATTTACTTGGTGCTCCAAATGAAATATTATATACAGAACGTGAAGTAAAACAACAAAGAGCAGAAGCAGCTCGTCAACAACAAGAACTTCAACAACAACAGATGATGTTACAACAAGCACAAATGCTACAAGCAGGCGCTCAATCTGCTAAAGATGCTGCACAAGCTGACCAAGCTTCTGCTATGGCACAGCAACAACAAGCAGGAGGTGGAGATATAGCTGCTATGCTTGGAGGGATGGGATAATGATAGATAATAATGCTTGGGAAAAGCTATTATATAAATTAAAAGGAATTGACAGAGATGTAAAAAGAGCATATCAATCAGTGTTTAATAGCTCTGACAATTCTCGTAGAAAAATTGCAAAAAAAGTAATAGATGATTTAATAATGCGCTTTAAATATTATGGAGCACCTATTACAACAGACCCTATACAACTTGCAAAACAAGCAGCACATCGTGAAGTGATTGAATACATATTAACTATGTCTGCTAAAATATCAGAAGATACTTTAACAGAAATAGAAAAATTCATAAATAAATAAGGAGGAATTATGCCAGATTTAGATGATTTAAACAAAGGTACAGAAGGACAACCACCTGCGCAGGACACACCCCCTGCACAAGATACACCTCCTGCATCCTTTGACATGAACCAATTTATGACTGAAGGATGGAAAGATTGCATTCCTGAAGATTTGAAAGATAGAGCAGAATGGGGAAGAATCAACAATGTCCAAGATATATTTAAAAACTATATTTCTGCACAACAAACTATTTCAAAATCAGTACGTATTCCCGATGCAACTTCTTCAGCAGAAGATATTACAGCATTCTATACCAAACTTGGCAAACCGGCATCGGCTGCTGAATATGACTTTACCTATGATAAAACAGAAGGTCAAATATTTGGAAAAGAATCCTTTGACTTTTCTAATTTTCAACAAATAGCAGATAAAGCAAATCTTACTAAAAGTCAATATCAAGAAATGTGTAAAGCATATATAGATATACAAAATGATTTAGTTAATAACTATAATCAAAGTTTAGTAGAACAAACAGGAACAGAATTAAAAGAAGCTGAAGCTGCCCTTCGTAAAGAATGGGGTAAAGATTATGGTAATAATATAAATAATATATCTTCTAAAATAA